CGCGATACACACCCCTTCACAATATCCAGAGCCGTAATTGCTCCAATCGAAAACCATTTGTATTTGGTAGCGTCTGCCACGGAATACAATAATCTCGGGATATTTTCCGATTTCCTGAACGGCAATTTGAGATTTTAACCAAAAACTAGACACGTTCGCGAAACGCAAAGCCTCAGGAAGTCTCTGGAGAGTTTTACCAGAAGCCGGTTGAACGCAACCAACGCTGTCGGTGCACGTCTCGCTGATGACATTCTCACCCAAAGAATTGGGCTTTGATGTTCTGGTAATTATAGAAACAGGATCCACAAAGTCAGGATCAGAAAGAAGGTCTGAGATATCAAGCTGCGCCATCAATCCCCCTTCACTACATAAGTGATCGCGTTTCTAAGTTGACCTGTCACGATCCAATATTTATTTCCTTTGTGGCCATCACGCTTTCGAGCAATCAACGTCTCTTTAAGCGGTCGGCCAGAAGGTACGCCCTCTTGAGCATTGATGACTTTTTTGATTGAGTTCGATGCAATTATTCCAGCTCTCTCGTAGTATTTAGTAACGGCTGATAAACCAGCCTTCAAAGATCCTGTTACTGCCTTTTTAAACTCCTCAGCAATCTGTTCTTGTGCATCTCTTATTCCTATTGCCATCACTGGCCATGCTGGAATGTTGTTGTCTTCAGATCCAAAATTCATGATCGCTAAAAGAGTTGCGTTGTTGATTTCGTCCCCTTGGCGTGGAGAATCACTCTCTGGGATACCAACTAGCACTTCATCGTTCTTAAAAGACTTCATTAATTTCTCAAAGTCTTTTGTGAAATCTGATGTGACTTGAAGGTAGGGCTTCATAATTGAATGGCTCCCGCTCCGAAAATTCTAACTAATCGAATAAATTGTTGCCCGTATGTCGTTCTGTTCCAATAACCAGCGTCTTTCTCTGAGGTCGATTGTGAATCATATCCCACAGATACGCTACCAACCGTTTTAGAGTTTGCAATTCCTCCAGAGACGCCAGGCGTTCCTCCGACGTTAGATGCTTTCTTATTTTGGGCAGCGATCGTGATTTCGTGAGCGACATATAAACTTATGCCTAAATTGGTTTGAGATTGCCAAACACATTGACGAACTTGCACGGAGGCAAGTCCATACCAAAATAATATTTGAGACGATGGATATATCGTTGAATCAGCAAACTCTGGAAACTGTGTGCGGAATAACGAAACATCCATTTAAGCTCATTTCTTTTTCTTTTTTGACTTCGGCTCGTCTGATAGGGCCTCATCCTCAGCCTTTAGTTCTTCAGCTTTTGGCTGTTGAGCAGCGAGAACTTTTGCAGCGTTAGATTTGTTTCTAGCGAGCATTTGTTCAGCCTTAAGGTCTAAGGGTGATTTTTCTTTTTTTGGTTTCTCGACAAGCTCTCCATCAGACTCAACAACTAAACCTACCGATTGTAATCGCTTAAAGTAATGGTCATCAATGACGCTCTCATGAACGTCATGCACACCAACTTTATAGGTTTTTTTATTGATCAAAGTCGCCTGCTTAAAATGTACCTTCATTAGATGCCGTCCGCGTATTGAACTGTTTCTGGGTAAACAAATTCCATCTCGCCGAATGCATAGAGATAAGGAGCTGTGTATCGAATACCTTGGTAATACGAAGTTTCTCTTCGGATTGGAACCATTGGGAATCGAACGCGATCTTCTGAATTTGTATAAGCAACCATGCGGTCCGCACCAGCAGCACCAGCACCAGTCAGCCATTTAACGGGTTGAATCTCGAGCATCTTGTTATTGATTTCAAGAGCGATACAATTCTCTCTAAGAAATTTAAGAATAGAAACATTACCAGCAGAAGAAACCTTCTGTGAAGACAGGTAACCGAATTGAGCAGGAGGCAACAAAAGCTTGCCTGGGCATACAGCGTATGCGGCGGCTTCCCATGTGCTAACGATCAATGAGTTAACGTCTGCCAATATTTCATCAGGAGTTTTATCAATCCAAGGAGTCGCTCCGCCGGTGCCAGTTGCAACCGAACCAGCGGTGATGTTTGGATTGTTGACAAGTCCAGTTGCTCCCACATCAGTTGATCCGATATAAACCATTTGATCAGTGTTCATTTGGTAAAGGGTATTCAAAGCATCGATTTTTTGAGTGTCGATTGGCTGGCCTGTCAATTGAGATCTTTCGAGCTCGATTGATGTAAAGCTAACTTCACGAGCCAACGGGCGGAGAGGCAATACGATACGTTGACCGTTGATGCTCACGCCTGGGATTGCAGTTGTCTCAGCAGATACCCAAGGCATGTTACCTTGAGTATTCTGAAGAGTGCCAGATGCTGCGAATGCAGATCGGATGAACGATGTGCTCTCGTTTGACATTGTAATGCCTGCGCGAAGTTTAATGTCGCGACCCCAGGTAACACTGACCAACGGCTCGTAAAGTCGTTTGTCCAAATTGTCTAGCTGGTTCACATAATAGCTTAGTGCCGAATCTCTTGTTTTAAATGCGCGTCTCATATTATTGTTACCTTTCTTGGTTATCTTGCAATTCTAAGTTCTGCGTTAAAGTTTGCGTCTGTACCGTCTGAAGCCCACTCTGCTTGTGTTGCAGTCAGTGCAACGCTGTTACTTCCATCGGAAGCCGCTTCGAAATCTCCAACAGCATTTCCTGAACCTGTTGAAATTACTCTAACGTAAACCACACCGCCACGGGCAGGTGTGCCGTTCTTACAAAGAACACTCACATAACCACGGACACAAAGGCCCTGAGGATAATCGCTATTAGGAAGGTCGCCTAATCCGCCATCAGAAGATCCGCTAATGCTTGGAACCTCGCGAACGAGAACGCCAGCAAAAGCTGTTGCTGCGTCACCAGCGGCCCATTGACTGATTCCACCAGCCACATACTTCATTGGAATGCCGTATGCTTGCGCGAAAACAGTTGAGATCGCCACTAATTGAGCTGGTTCAACATTTGACTCATCGGTGCGAGTAATGTCGCCAGGCACTCCAGTAGGCGCTTGGAATAAATACGACTGTGGTGTTGGGATAGAATTGTTAGACATTAGTTCGCTCCTTTATAATGTTTAGAATTAATTTCGTTCATTTTTTCAGCAGTCATCTCTTGCTCATAAGAAGACTGAAAATCATAGACTTTTGATGACTTAGTTCCGCTAAGCTCTTTGTTGCGAATTGCCTTCATCAGTTCAGAGGCCGTGATGAAAAGCATATCAGTTTTCTCAGCCGAATCGAAAGTTGGCGCTTTGCCACCAGTGATTGAGTCGATGACCTTTTTGCCTTCTTTAGTTTTGTATGCTGCCTCTAAAGATTCTTTTTTGATGTCTTTGCTTGCTTTGATTCCCGGAGATAAGATCTCTGCGCGAGATGCTGAGTCACCAGTCATATTACTTTCGTCAAAATCATCATCTTCAACATCTTCTGGATCTGCGTCTTTGGCGTCTTCTTTTTCCTTTTCTGGATCTGAGTCTCCAGCGCTCGCTTGTTTTTCAAGCAATGCCTGAACAGCAGCTTCTAATTTCGCCATGCGATCCTCCATAGGATCTGCGTCTTTAGCTGGAGGAGCAACCACAGGGTCCGCACCTGCATCTTTAGGTTTCATTGCATCGATCTTAGAGCCAAGATCTTTACAAATCTTTACGAGTTCGTCGTAAGCACCAGCGTCTTTTGCTGGCTCTTTTTCTGGCTCTTTCTCTGCGTCAGCAGCGGCTTTCATTGCTTCGTCCTGAGCTTTAGCAAAGATCGATTTGATCACGTCTGGTAGCTTCATTTTTAAACCCTTTCCTTGATGGTCATTAATTGCGTATGATGATCCAGCTCGTCCTTTTCGAACTAAAGCCAGGTGATTACCTATAATATTTGTTTGAATGCCTGTTCCTTCGCCGGTCTGCTCGTATTCTGCCTCGTATCCACAAGATACTTCGCGAAGTCCATTCTTAATGAGAGCTATTGCCATTCCATCAGTCACTAAAAGATCACACATGAGATCGTCTTTTGTGTCTGCGTCTTTGCCGCGTCTGACGTTTTGAATGATACCATGAGTAAGCTCTTGCCAATTTTCAGGACCGACAAATTCTTTTGGGTGCGTGATTGTTAATGGCTT